AGAGCAGTATAAAGAAGGTGGACCTGTAGGACTATATGCAAATATAAATGCTCGTAAAAAAGCAGGTACTTCAAGACCAAAATCGAAGTCTACAATAACACCAAAAGCCTACGCAAACATGAAAGCTGGATTTCCAAAAGGTAAAAAATAATGGTTGATAGAACCACCGGGACAACAGATTTTAACTTAGATTTAAACAATCTTATCGAAGATGCATTTGAAAGATGTGGTCAAGAACTTCGTACGGGTTATGAATTAAGAACTGCACGTCGTTCTTTAAACTTGATGGCTATTGAGTGGGCTAATCGTGGTCTTAATTTATGGACTATAGAACCAGGTCAAATTGCGTTAAACCAAGGTCAAATCATGTATGCACTGCCTACAGATACGATTGATTTGTTAGACATGGTAACACGTACTGGTACAGGGCAGAACCAACAAGATATTAATATTAACCGCATTTCTGAATCTACCTACATTACAATACCTAATAAGAATGCAAATGGTCGTCCTATCCAAGTATGGATTAATAGACAAAGTGGCCAAGAAAACCCCACTACAATCCTTACTGCTGAAGCGTTAGACACAACAGAAACTACGATTACATTAAGTTCTACAGTAGGTTTAGCGCAGTTTGGCTTTGTCAAAGTGGATAATGAAACGATTCAGTACGGTGGTATTAGTGGTAATGACTTAGTGGATTGTATACGCGGTGTGAATAATACAACTGCAGCAACACACTTAACAGCATCTAAAATCTATGTGCAGAACTTACCTACAATCAATGTATGGCCAGCACCTGACCAAAGTAATTACTATCAGTTTGTGTACTATAGACTAAGACGCATTCAAGACGCTGGTAATGGCGTAAATGTACAAGATATTCCGTTTAGATTTATTCCATGCATGGTTGCAGGGTTAGCTGCTTATTTAAGTATGAAGCTACCTAATATTGATCCTAATCGTATTCAGATGTTAAGAGCAGACTATGAAGCGGCATTCCAATTAGCAGCTGACGAGGATAGAGAAAAAGCAAGTATTAGGTTTGTACCTCGTGAAATGTTTTACCACGGGTAATTAAATGCCTAGTAAATATTCAAGTGGTAAAAATGCCATATCACAGTGTGATCGCTGTGGATTTAGATATAAGTTAAAACAACTTAAAAGATTGGTTATTAAGACCAAAAATGTTAATATACTAGTATGCCCAGAATGTTGGGAACCGGATCAGCCGCAGTTAAGCTTAGGTTTATACCCAGTTAATGATCCGCAAGCAGTGCGTAATCCAAGACCTGATTTAGGCTATTACACAGCAGGACTAAATGGATTACAACTAACGGAACAAACAGGCACAGCTACAGATGATACAGGGATTCCTACAATGGGTAGCCGCGTTATTCAATGGGGTTGGTTACCTGTAGGTGGTGCAAGTTCGTTTGATGCAGTACTAACACCTAATTATTTAGTAGCAACCGGCGAAGTAGCATCAGTAACAGTAACAACAACATAAGGAGTATTAAAATGGCATATAAAAAAGCAGCAGACGGCGTTGTTAAAAAAGGTAAAACAGATGTTAAAGTTTTTCCTAATGATGGCGCTAAAGTAGGAACACAAACAGGCGGTAAAAAAACTGCGGGTGTTAAAAATGTAGACTTAAAATCTATGGGTCGTGGTTTAGCTAAAGTTAAAAATCAAAAAGGAAAATAATCATGGCAGAATATAAACAACCAGAGCCTAACCCAAATAGTTTAGATATTCAGGTTTCTCAAGATCCTAATAAACTAAGTGCTACTGAGCTTAATTTTAAAACAGCTAGACAACGCGTTAGTATGGGTGATCCTGCTCGTGACGATGTTAAAACTGATGGCATCACTATTCGTGGTTGCGGTGCAGCTACTAAAGGTACAAAAGCTAGAGGCCCGATGGCGTAATGAATTACTCTGAGTTAGTCGCTGAGATACAAAGTTATACTGAGAATCAGTTTCAAACAGCTGATATAAACACGTTTATACAACAAGCAGAACAACGTATATACAACTCAGTACAACTTCCTGCGCTACGTAAAAACGTAACAGGTACAATGACTTCAGGAAATAAATATTTAGCGATGCCAACTGATTGGTTAGCTACGTTTAGCTTGGCAGTAATTAATGCTAGTAATGAATACACATACCTTCTAAACAAAGACGTAAATTTTATTAGGCAATCTTTTCCTGATACTGACTCAGACTTTTATGGAGTACCTGGATATTATGCAGTGTTTGACCAAAGTACATTTATTCTTGGACCCACACCAGATAGTAGCTACGCAGTTGAACTTCATTATTTTTATTATCCTACATCTATTGTTACTGCCAGTACTACTTGGTTGGGTGATAATTTTAGTTCTACGTTGCTTTATGGATCATTACTAGAAGCATATACGTATATGAAGGGTGAACAAGACGTTATTAATCAGTATCAAAAACGTTATGATGAAGCTATGATATTGTTGAAACAACTTTCAGATGGTAAAGATAGACAAGATGCTTATAGAAGTGGTCAAGTAAGGTACCCAGTACAATAATGGCTATATCACAAACACAGACAACAGTATTTAAATTAAATCTATTAAAAGGTTTAGAAAACTTTAATGCAGGGTCACCTTATACTTACAAAGTTGCTTTGTATGATGGTAGTGCGGATTTAAATGAAGCTACAACTGTGTATACAACAACAAACGAAGTAACAGGTACAGGCTACACAGCGGGAGGTAAAATCTTAACAGCGTCTGGACTAGGAAGTGATACATCTAATAATACAGCTTATGTTTCGTTTGACGATGTTACTTGGAGTCCTGCTAGTTTTGCAACCGGTGGTGCGTTAATATATAATAGCACTACAAATGCTGCGGTTGCAGTGTTAAATTTTGGTGGTACAAAAACGGCTACATCCACATTTACAATTACGTTCCCGACAGCAACTTCAACCACTGCTGTTTTAAGAATCTCATAAGGAGACTATATGCCTTGGGTTACAGTAAACACTAGTCAAACTGCAGGATGGGTTTTAGTTAATGACAGCCAAACACCGAATTGGCAAACTATAGTAACATAAATAAAACTAAGGATCTTTTATGGCAAGTACGTATTCCGATTTAAAAATAGAACTTATAGGTACAGGTGAGCAATCTGGTACTTGGGGTGTAACTACGAATACCAATTTAAGTACTGCGTTAGGCGAGGCTATTACAGGATCAGCTGATGTTGCCTTCTCAAGTGCTGATGTTACTGTAACCCTAACTAATACTAATGCTGCCCAAACAGCTCGTAATTTAAGACTTAATTTAACAGGTACGTCAGGTGGTGCTCGTAACTTAATCCTAGGTTCAGGCTGTCAAATTGAAAAATTATACCTTGTTAATAATGCGTTAGCTGACGCTGTTACCGTTAAAAACACAACTGGAACAGGCATTGCAGTGCCTGCTGGTAGGACGATGTTTGTCTTTAATGATGGTACTAATGTTGTTGACGCGTTAAGTTATTTTTCAGGTACAGTAGTTTCAAGTGCTGCTACCATAACAGGCGGTACAATTAATAGCACATCAATCGGTGCTACAACTCCTAGTTCAGGTGCATTTACAACATTAAGTGCTACAGGTAATACAACGCTAGGTGATGCATCGGGTGATACAGTCACATTTAATGCCGCTACAGCAACTATACCTAATAATTTAAACTTTAACGGTACAGGTAGTATTACACTACCTAATGGTACAACAATACAAAGACCTACACCAGCTGCTGGTATGATACGTTATAATAGTACTGAAGGTACATTTGAAGGTTATGCAGCAGGTGCTTGGGGATCTATTGGTGGTGGCGCTACAGGTGCAGGTGGAGACCAAGTATTCTACGAAAACGAATTAACAGTAACAACAAGTTATACTTTAACAACAGCTAGAAATGCAATGTCTACAGGACCTATAACTATTAACTCAGGCGTAGTTGTGACTGTGCCAACGGGTCAACGCTGGGTAATCTTATAAAGGAAAAATAAATGGCACAAATTGTAATTGACTCTAATAGTAATTTAATACAAGGTGACTTTGATTCAGCTACGGTAAATAATCGTACTAAGTTTCAAACATCTACACCTAATGCTAATACGGGTGTTTATGCAGTTCCTAACGGTTCAGGCACAGTTGCAGGGTTTCAAGCATCTAACAATTCAAATCCTACCAATGCATCTAAAATTGTCATGGCTACAAATGGCTCAACTGATACACAGATTATTTCAGGTGTAAACGGTTCAGGTACATATTTACCTTTGAGTATTTATACAAATAATGCGTTGGCAGGACAGTTTGATACAAGTGGTAATTTAAGTGTCACAGGTAGTGTAAATATGGGGTCTTCGTTTTTAAGGAACCGTATTATAAATGGGGATATGGTAATAGATCAGAGAAATAATGGTGCTAGTGTTACACCAAATAATTCATATACGCTTGATAGATGGCTCGGACTTCTTTCTCAAACTTCTAAATTTACAGTTCAACAAAATGCAGGTTCTGTAACGCCCCCTGCTGGATTTACAAATTATTTAGGCGTTACATCTAGTTCTGCATATTCAGTACTTAGCGGAGATTTTTTTGGTATTATGCAATTTATTGAAGGATATAATATTGCAGATTTAGCATGGGGAACTGCAAACGCTAGAACCATTACTATTTCATTTTGGGTACGTTCAAGTTTAACAGGAACTTTTGGCGGGTCGTTAAGAAATTCAGCAGCAAATAGGTCTTATCCATTTAGTTACACCATTAATGCTGCAAATACTTGGGAACAAAAAACAGTCACTATTGCTGGAGATACAACGGGAACTTGGCTTACTAATAATGGTGTTGGCGTGTATGTCAATTTTTCTTTAGGCGCTGGTTCTACATTTAGTGGAACTGCTGGTGCATGGTCTGCTGCAAACTTAATTTCAGCCACAGGTGCAACATCAGTAGTAGGAACATCAAGTGCAACCTTCTACATTACAGGTGTCCAATTAGAAGTAGGCTCAACAGCAACACCGTTTGAACGCAGACTTTATGGTCAAGAGCTTATTAATTGTCAGAGGTATTATTATAAATTACAAGGCACATCATCTGAAAGTTTTGTTGGAAGTGGATACAATAATTCAACCACAAACTCACTTATATATATTCCATTTTTAGTTCAAATGCGAACATCGCCATCTGCTATGGAAACAACAGGAACAGCAAATAATTATGCTTTAAGAACTGCTAGTGCTCAAGTAAATTGTAGTATTGTTCCATCAATAAGTTCAGCAACTCAAAATGGATCTGGAGTACTTTTTACTGTAGCTAGTGGTTTATCATCATTAGGTGGCACTTTAGGAATGTTTGTAGTTTCAAACGCATATTTAGCATGGAGTGCTGAAGTATGATATATAAAAAACTTACTAAATTGTTTGAATCAGACGCTCAAATCTATGCTCGCATAGATAATGACGGACTATGCAGACTAACTTGCACAGAAGATTACCCAGAATTTAAACAATGGGTAAGCGAAGGTAACACGCCAGAACCTGCAGATACACAAGGAGAAACACAATGAGTTCAGTAGTCATATCAGGCGATACCTCAGGTACCGTAACATTACAAGCCCCCGCAACTGCTGGGTCTACCGTATTAACATTGCCCTCAACGTCCGGCACAGTAGTAGTAACAGGTGGTGCACAAACTATAGAGTTTGCAGACGGTTCTGCATCTACACCTTCTATTACTAACTCTGGTAACACAAACACCGGCATGTTCTTCCCTGCAGCAGATACTATAGCATTTTCTGAAGGTGGTGTTGAAGCTATGCGTTTAGACTCTTCTGGTAATGTAGGGATTGGTACTAGTAGTCCTGTAACTCGTTTTCATGTAAATGGCGCATCAGATACAGCATCTGGAGTTCTTGTATCAAATCAAGGAACTAACGTAGCTATACTTTCCAATGAGGCAACATGGTTAGGAACTGGAAGTAGTAATAATGCTGCTGTTTCTTCATTTGGTGCTACTGCTTTGCTGCTAGGAACAAACGGTACAGAACGTATGCGTATAGACTCTAGTGGTAATGTGTTAATAGGTCTTACAAGTTCGGCAAACGCTTGTAAAACTCACATATATAAAACTGTAGCTTCAGATGATGTTTTGCGAGTTCAAAATGCGACTGGTTCTACTGGCGTTGCATACGTTGGATTTCGTTATGGAACAGGGGCAGGAACTGAAACAGGCTACATATCAACTAATGGCACAACTACATCATATAACACATCATCAGACTATCGTCTAAAAGAAAACATTGCATCTATGACAGGTGCTTTAGATAAAGTAGTACAACTTAAACCTGTTACATATAAGTGGATAGCTGATGGTTCTAATGGTCAAGGTTTTATTGCTCACGAACTTCAAGAAATAATACCTGATTGCGTAACGGGCGAAAAAGATGCCGTAGAAACTTACACAGACGAAGAAGGTAATGAGCAAACTAGACCTAAATATCAAGGTGTAGACACATCATTCCTAGTAGCTACTCTAACAGCAGCAATCCAAGAACAACAAACCATCATCAACGACCTAACAGCAAGAATTACAGCGTTGGAGGCTAAATAATGTTTTTACTAAACGGTAATAGATTACAAGAAGGAACAGGTTTCACTGACAAAGACGGAAATCAATATCCAAGCAATTGGTTAAATCTTTCTACAGAAGAAGAGAAGTTAGAAATCGGTATTACTTGGGTTGCAGATGTTGTTCGTGCTGATGACAGATTTTATTGGGATGGTAACTTAGATAACCCTAAAAACTTAGCTCAACTTCAATCACAATTCGTTTCACAAATCAAAAACACAGCGGGTACAATGTTAGCCCAGTCTGACTGGTATGTGATCCGTAAACTAGAGAGAAGCGTTGATATTCCTGAAGAGGTAGCTACAAACCGTGCTACAATTATAACAGAATCAAACCGATTAGAAGACGCTATTACAAAATCAAAAACTGTTGAAGAACTCATAAACGTATTAAATAATCAAAAGTGGGGTAATTAATCATGGCAGTCGTGATCGATGGAACAAACGGAGTTACAACACCAGGTGTTGTAGATTCAGCGGCTTTAAGTGTGGCAGGTACCACAACGCTTTCAAGTACATTAGGCGTCACTGGAGCTGCAACGTTAAGTGCTAATCTAAGTGTGGCGGGTACTGGGTATTCACCTAATCAAAACTTAACAGACGCGGCAACAATCGCTTGGAATACAGCATCAGGTCAAACTGCGACATTTACTTTCGTATCTAGTAACAGGACTGTAGGAGCCCCAACAAACTTAGTTAACGGCGGCTTCTATGCTTTAGCTGTGATTCAAAATGCAGGGTCTAATACGTTAACTTGGAACGCAGTTTTTAAGTGGGCTAACGGTACAGCTCCTGTATTATCTACTGCAGCAAGTGCTAAAGACTATTTTATTTGGAGATCAGACGGTACTAACCTCTACGAACAAGGTCGCTCACTAGGAGTTGCTTAATGCTAGTCGTAGGCGCAGGCCAAAACCAATACAACCTATATAACTCACTTCGCTTTAGAGCTAGTGCATCTGCTTATCTAAATAGAACACCAGCTAGTGTTGGTAATACAACAACTTGGACTTTTAGTACTTGGGTAAAAAGAGGAACTTTATCTTCAGATGCAGTATTAATAGGAGCTGGTGTTGGAGCAACAGGTAGAACATTAATTTATATTAACTCTACAGATAATATTGTAGTATCTGCAATTGACTCTAGTGTTACTAGAACTAATTTAGTTACAAGTGCAGTATATCGTGACCCTTCTGCTTGGTATCACATTGTAGTTGTATATGATGAATCCAATGGAACATCATCTAACAGAGTTAAATTATATGTAAATGGTAGTCAAGTAACTGCATTTAGTTCTGCTACATATCCTCCTGGGTCAGCTGGAACATATATAAATTTTACTTCTGCACACGCAATTAGCAGAAACCCATATACAGCAGCTAGTTATTTTGACGGCTATATGACTGATATTAACCTTATTGATGGACAAGCTCTACCACCTACAGCGTTTGCTACAGTAAACCCTGCTACAGGCGTAGGTACACCGCTTAAATATGCAGGCACATATGGTACTAACGGGTTCTACTTACCCTTCTCTGACACATCAGCGCTTACCACGTCAAGCAACGTAGGACTAGGCAAAGACTTTTCTGGTAACGGTAACTACTGGACAACTAATAACATCTCAATTACTGCCGGCGTCACCTATGATGCTATGACGGACGTGCCTACTAATACAAGCCCTACTGTGGCTAATTA